AACCGCTGTATCCGTGCGGGTGCCAAGATGGCGGAGCAGGAAGTAACCGCCGTGCTTTCGAACATGAGTGTGGTAAAGATGCCGGAAGATTATGCGCAATATATTGAAAAGTTTGGCGTGTATACAAGTACGAACCGGACAGAATTATGTATCTGTTCTTTTCAAGATACGTTATCACTTGGCTTTACATCGAGATACGACAGCACGAATATCCAGCGGAATTTCTACCGGATATTGAAAGAACTGGGGGCTTCGGTCAAAGTGGCAGAACCGGATTTCCCGGAGGATGCAAGACCAAATTATGAAGGAAAGAAAGTATTACAGATTTTTACATTTTGCTGTATTGCAGCGATCGTGATCAGTATGATGACGGATATCATTATATCGCCCGGTGTGCACTGGTCGGTGTTCGTGGCAGCCGGGTGTGCGACGATGTGGCTTACGATGGCAGTCGGTTATGTGAAACGGTTCAATCTGCTGAAGAATGCGGCATGGCAGCTTCTGATCATGTCAGGAATCTGTGTATTGTGGGATCTCGGAACCGGATGGAGAGGCTGGTCTGTGAATATCGGAATTCCGGATATCTGCCTGCTGATCCAGGTTGTAATGTTGATCATATCAAGAATACGTTCCCTGTCACCGAGAGAATATATGATCTATTATGTGATGGCCGCTGTCTATTCGATGATTCTTCCATTGATTCTTTTAGTGACAGGAGTAATCCATTACAGGACTCCATCGGTTATCTGTATCGGGTGCAGTTTTCTGCTGTTGATCGGATTAATTTTATTCAAACGAAAAGAATTTAAAGAAGAAATGCATAAAAAATTCCACGTTGGCTGATACTGATAGAAAGGAAAATATTGGTGGCTTTGTGCGGTGCAGGGTTGATTTTGAGAGAAATTCTTAAAAAAATCTTACATCCGTGAAATGGTTGTGATATAATAGGTATATCAAGAGTTTATGTCAGCGCGTTTACAAATTTCATAATACGATACCAGAAAAGATGGCGTGCAGTTCGATATAACTTCGGATTGTGCGCTCTTTTAGCGTTGTCATACATCTGCAGGTTACCATGAGAGAAGTGTTAGAACAGGAGGCAGAAATGTTCAAAATAGGAGATTATGTGGCGCATTATAAGGAGGGCGTCTGCGAAGTAGTAAATATTGGCAAGATTGACATGGGCAGTTCGGACAAAGAGTATTATACGTTAAAACCGGTATATGATGCAGGTGGAACGGTATACACACCAGTCGATAATAAGCGGGATCAGATCAGAAAACTGATCACAAAAGAAGAGGCGGAGAATCTGATCAAAGAGATGCCAAAGATCGATATCATTGGTGTGACAAATGAAAAACAGCGGGAAGGAATGTACAAAAACGCATTGTTACACAATCAGTGCCGGGAGTGGATCTCACTGATCAAGACTTCATATGGAAGAAATAAGAAGAGATTACTAGCGGGAAAAAAGACGATCAACGTTGATGAGAGATATATGTCCAGTGCCGAGAAGTTCCTGTATGGAGAACTGGCAGTGGTGATGGAGATTCCGAGAGATAAAGTCAGCGGTTATGTGAAAGAGCACCTGGATGCGGAGCTGGTATAGGCGAATATAGGAAGAAAAAGAAAACTGCTGATAGCAGGTTCTTACGAATATATGATAATTTAAAAATAATGCTGCAGAATGAAGAAAAGTTTGCAGCATTATTTTTTATACCATAGTAAGCAAGAGAAGTTGCCGGTTTTGTAGATATCGGAGTATAGAATTAATTGGTTTTCTGGGTATCGTTGCTTGCTTTTGCTGCCTTTTCTGCATAAGTAGTAGTTACGAGATCCTTGTAAGGTGCGCGTTCCTTAAGCTCGCCTGCTTCTTCTAAGATATCCTGAAGAAGATCAAAGCTTTCCTGCCGGAAGATCAGATCTTTTTTCCATGTATCCTGCTCATAATAGCGGGAAATGATGGTTGTGATCGTATCCAGTGTGGTCTCTTTGAACTGAGGAGCGATTGCCTGGGCAATGTCTTCCGGTGTGTGGGATGCCACGTAGTCCATACCTTTTTGCAGTGCATTGGTGAATCCCTGGACGACTTCCGGATGTTTGTTGATGTAACTCTTCTTTGCAGAGAAAGCAGTGTACGGAACATAGCCGCTGTCCGTTCCAAGAGAGGCGACAACGTATCCCTTACCCTGTTTTTCAAGATTGGTTGCACCAGGTTCGAATTCTACGGTGAAGTCGTAATCGGATTTGTCTTCTGCGAAGGCAGCCGCAGTAGAACCGAAATCAATATTCTGGTCGATGGTGAGATCTGTAGCCGGATCGATATGGTTCTGGTTTAAGATATACTCAAATACCATTTCAGGCATGCCGCCTTTTCTACCGCCGATGACCTTCTTGCCTTTCAGATCTTCCCATTTGAAATCCTTAATATCTTCCCTGGCAACCAGGAAGTTCCCGGCGCGCTGGGTGAGCTGGGCAAAGTTTACAACATAATCATTCGCCCCCTCGTTATATGTGTAGATAGAAGCTTCCGAACCCATAAAGCCGATGTCGGCAGTTCCGGAGAGGACGGCCGTCATAGTTTTGTCGGCTCCGAATGGAACAGTATAGTTAGTACAAGACGCATCACAGAAAATCGACGGAGGTTATGGTACTGTCTTCATTTATATGGATTTCCTGAATGATAGACCGCCAGAAAGCTCTGCGATTTTCTTGTGATAATTGATCATACATGGTCCGGAAATCTGTATCCAATAGTTCTTCGAGGTAACCGTAATTCGTCACTGGTTCCGGAAGAGCACTCTGCAGATTATTTAATTCGCTTTCGACACGACTGTACTCCTCATTGTAATAATCCCATTCAATTCGTCCCTTCTGGAATAGAAAATTAAGACGGTCCAATTCTTTTCTTAACTTCTCGGGGGACTGCTTTTTCTTTTGCTTCTCTTTCTCTTTTTCGATTTTCTCGCACTTTACTTTATAATTTTTATATTCATCCTCTAAGTTATCAAGTAGATAATTCTCAACAAGGTTCTGGCTCAATCTGTGTCTGTAAGAACATATGTGATCGATCATAGCTCTGTTACATCGGTAATAGCAGTAAGTTCTTTTGGCACCAGTTTTCCTGTTGATGATGGACGAACACCCGGTACCGCATAGCAATTGACCACACACGGGACATCGAATCATTCCTGCAAACAGGTAGATGCGGCCGGAAGGCGTAGCTTTAACATTTCGTTTTTGTATCTTCTGTAATTTGTTCCACTCATCTTCAGTAAGATATGCAGGACAGTAAGGAAATCCTCTGTATGTACCTTTGTAGAATTCGCTGGAAAGAAGCGTCCTCATGATTCCGAAACTGAAATCAGGATCATAAGTTTCTTGTATGTATCTGAGTGTAGCGCACTTATTTTGATGCTTGAAGAAATATTTATAAAATGCATCCACGACATGTTCTCGATCAGGATCCTTAACCATGCGCTTCTGTCCATCAACGATACCTGACTTATAGCCATATCCCATATTTGCATCGCCAAAAATTAATTTACCGCTTCTGATCGATGATTCATTTACAAATTTGATACGCTCACTGGTGGTATCGACTTCGTTCTGGCCAATCGACAGAACCACATTAAGCTGCAGTCTTCCATCTCTGGTTTCCATGTTAATGCCTGGTTCACTGGTACTGATCCAGCGGACGTTGTGACTGTCAAGAATATCCTGCACCTTATAGAAATCAGATAGATTACGGAACCATCTATCGATACGCCAGAAGATTATAACATCGATCTTCCCGGCTTCTACATCTTGCAGTAGAGAATGTATAGCCTTACGCTTTTTTAGCTCTTTACGGGCAGTTTTTCCCTCATCAGCATAGATCCCAACGACAGCCATGTTGTGTTCGTTTGCATAATTTTCAAGATATTCTTTTTGTGCTTCTAATGATTTACCGTGCATCATCTGTTCTGTGGTAGATACACGGATATAGATTGCACAGCGTTCAACTTTAGTCGTCATATCATATCACCTTTCCTTTTTTATGTTACGCAAAAATGGGTACAAAAATAACACCTATACAGGTGCTGGAAATTTGTGGTACAATATCATTGCCGATGATTATTGTACGTGCTTCAGCACTGTATAGTACTTATCAAAGAGTCCTGGTGTTGGTAGCACCGGGGCTTTTGTTTTAATGTTACAATTCTTTTAAATCAATATCTTCAATAGAGTTGTTATTAAATATTTTTTTTATCAGCTTTTCAAATTGATTTTTGGTTAAATAATGTTCTGGTAATGCGTATTCCAAAAAACAATTGTCAATCATTTTAGAAGAGTAAAACTCTTGGTATTTACAAATTAAATCTAAGATTCCTGGAGCAAGTATAATTCGTTCCAATGAGTCTCTGTATTTGTTTGAATATCCGCTGGTATCAAAATAAAGAACACATATTAATTTGTACAAAGCCTTTTCAAATGCGTTTTTTTGTTCATAGAATATTGATAATTCATATAATGCATTTCTTGCAATCCCGTAATCCTCAGCAAGACGACTTTCTGTATAACGATTATGTAGAATCCCTAAAATAATTTCATCGGTAGTTAAGCCAGGATGAACATCTTCATATTCAGCGTATTCACACGGCTTAATACTGTAGTTTCTCAAAGTCATTACATAACTATATTTAGAAAGGTAGGATTCGCCTAATTCACTTCGTGTGTAGAATTCGCCTAAATTCAGCTTTGTAGGATTAATATTTTTTAAAATCGCTTCTATAAGAGCCGGTCTTCGACCTTTTGAAGGAAGATTATTTTGTACAAGTATTTCCTTCAAATCGGCAACTCGGAAGGTTTCAAGAATAGCTTCAGTAGAAGCTTTAGTATAATAACCTTCTGAAATAAGTTTTTTATGATAGGCGATAGGATCAGTGATACCAAAAGTATAATTAAGATAACGTGGATAACTATCAAATGTATCAAGTACCTTACTTGTTCCACAGCAATATAGCATTGCAGCTGTCGCATATTTTTCAATAAAAGGAGCATTGTTACCCCAAGGATTGAAAGGCTTTCCGTATATTTCCATTAAATCACCTTCTTTCTTGAATGAATTTATGTAAAACTCCATACAATACATGCATGAAAATCTTACTCGGAGATATTATGTATAATCAAGGTTTAACAATCCGTCAGGTTGCCATGCTTACTGGATTGCCATCATCAACAATACAAAAAGTAATGAAAGAAAACAGCAATCCGACCGTTAAGACATTAGAAAAGATATCTATTGGTCTTAATATTCCGTTTGAAGAACTTTATACTCTTGACGATTAAAAAAGTGTACACTATAGTGTACAAATACCCTGAACTACTTTAATAAAGTAAATCATAAGAGTATAATATAAATATACACATCGAGAACAAATGTTCGAAAATACATTGATTTCATCATTTACATGGTGTATATTTTATATAAAGGAATTTCGAACAACTGTTCTGCTACACGAGGGCGGAGGTGCGTACATATGAAGAAGGTATCTAAAGACTTTGTTATTGAGTGGGTGCAGAGGATACCGGACGAAGATGAAAAATTCTTACGTCAGCTCTACACCATCATAAAAAAGCATTTAGAGAGAACGGGAAAGCATTAGCTTTCCTTTTCTTTTTGCAAATTCTCCACGAGTTTCGCACTAAATTCCCGGATCACTTCTTGAGATTTCGGAGATAATTCATCGAATGTCCTCATGATCTCCTGGATTATATTATAAAAAGGATCATTGTCAGCATCCAACAGGCTGGATACAAACGCAGCCTTTTCATCTTCTTCGGGAAGTTCTTCAAACATTTCTCCATTGCCATTTCGCAACCAATCCTCATTTACATGAAAAGTTTTACATATAAGGGAAATAACCGCATCGATAGGTTCATTACGTCCAATTTCGTAATTGGCAACAGCTCCACGCTTGATATTTAATTTATCAGCGAAGTCTTGCTGGGTAAAACCAAGTTGTTTTCTCAATGCTTTGATGCGTTCGTTCATTATCGCACCTCCTTCCGTTTCTGGATTCATCATATCACAGTGTAATTTATAATTCAATAGAAAAATGTAACATTGTTGCAAAATAAGGATTGACATATGCAACAAAAAGACATATAATTGCAACATAAACACAAACAAGCAGAGACGAAAGGAGTGATGATATGGATTCAAAAGAATATAAGGAAACGATGAAGAAAATTGAAGAAGCTAAAAAATTGAATAAAGAAGCACACAAGCTAAGCCTTCAGGCGGAGGCTTTATCGGTAATCGCTTTGGTGATAAATTTTATAACTATGCTTATTCATATAATTAAGTAATCGCCTGAACGACTATAGCAACGATGCTAAGTACGATGGAAATCACAGCAACAATTTTGGAGAAAAGGGCTTCTCGTTTTGCGGATTTAGCTTCTTCTTCGGCACGCTCAGCAGCTTTCTTTGCAAGTTCAGCTTGCTCTTTAGAAGCTTCAGCCTGTTTTTCTGCACTATCAGCAATTGACTGAAGAGTTTCGAGTTGCGCTTCGAAAGGTGATTTTACATCATCAGCCATTTGTTTGAAGATAGATTTTTCATAAGTAATAGGTTGATAACTTAATGCGAGGGATTGGGGTTTATGCTGCTTGGAAAGAATTTGATAGACATCAGTCATTTTTTTGAAATTATCATTACTCATAATAAGGACCTCCGATTATTAGCCGTTGAAAAGATTATAGCACAGAAATCAAACAAGGTTAAAAGCAAATAGCCGAAACGGTCAGAAATGACCGTCACACCGGGAATGACCGCCCGGTGTCTGATGATGGCAGGTCAGGAAGGAAGTGGAAAACATGAGTGAAGAACAGAAGAAGTTGATCACTGAGGTGGTTGGAAACATGAAGCATATGGACAAAGAAAGTTTGCTGCTGATGAAAAGCAATGCAGAGGTTCTCAAAGCCAGAGACTTGATGGATAAACCGGAGGTAACTGCGGGGACAGAGAAAGAAGGTAATTAAAATGAACGAATTATTAAAAATTAATTATGAAGCAGAACAGCCAACGGTATCGGCAAGAGATTTGCATGAAGCTCTTGGAGTGGCATCAAGATTCAGCCGATGGTTCGATTCCAACAAAGAGTTGTTTGTAGAGGGTGAAGATTATAACAAGTGTACATCGAGTACGGTTGTAAATAACGGTGCAAGAAGAGAACTTGAAGACTATTCAATGTCTGTACTAATGGCGAAACACATTTGTTTAATGAGCCGAACCGAAAAAGGAAAAAGATGTAGAGATTATCTTATTGACATTGAGAAAGCCTGGAACACACCGGAGCAGATCATGGCAAGAGCCTTAAAGATGGCGAACCGTTCGATCGAGTCTTTGAAAGGCAGATGTAAATTCCTTGGTGAGCAGGTAGTTGAACAACAGCAGATCATCACAGAACTGCAACCTAAAGCCAATTATGTGGATATGATTCTACAGTCAAAGTCTCTGGTAACTATTACACAGATCGCCAAAGACTATGGAATGAGCGGGAGAAAACTGAACAAGATTCTTAAGGAATTGAAGATTCAGTATAAGGTCGGCGGGCAGTGGGTGCTGTACTCAAAATATCAGAATGGTGGATATGTGCATAGCCGGACCATTGATATTACAAGAACTGATGGCAGAGCAGATGTCACGATGCAGACAGAATGGACACAGAAAGGCAGACTTTTCTTATATGAGGAACTGAAAAAGTACGGATATGTTCCGGTGATTGAACAGGCTGCGTGATGATTACTTATTTGCAACAGATGATTCAGGTTCAGAGAAAGGAGAGTGATGGAATGGTTAGAGCGGATGGTCCTAAAAGTGTAAGGGTAATCAGTGTGATCGAAGTAAAAGCAAATAGAGGTCTTGGAATAGAAAAAGACCCAGTACGTGTGGTAACTCAGTACTGGGATATGAAGGGAAATCTTCTTGCTGAAAGAGATCCAGACCCGCAATTGCTTTCCGATCAGGTTATATGGGAGTCAAAGCGATTGCAGAATATTATTGAGAACCACTCGAAAAATGACAGGAACGTGATGTCACGTGACGGTCACGCAACAGAATAAGATAAAGAATAAGAATAAGATAAAGAATAGAAGTACTATATAGTGCCTTTTATTCCATCTGTTTTCAGCAACAAGTACAAACAGTGATGCATAAACATAACCAAGGAGATAGAAAGCAGGTGGCGAGTATGAAACCGGATATGGAAAAAATCATTGAGGTGTTGATATCTCTTCTGGAAGAACAGGAAAAGGTGGAAATCACCTACACTATTGAGAAAACCGCTTAGGCGGTAGAAAGGAGTGGACAAGCAGTATGAACTTAAAACCGGAAACACCACTGGTGGCGAAGCTGCAGATCAAGCGCCTGGAAGATGAATGTGAAAATTTAAGACTGTGGCGTTGGAGATTAACTATTGCGATAGAGCTGATACTGATCACGGTATTAGGAGCGTGTGTGATCAACTTTTATGCAATCAGGTGAAGGGGGTGAGAACATTGCAAGAAATTAAAAAAGAGCACCCGTATAAGCCGGCAAGCTTCGGGCACTCAGATAAAAAACCAATTCAATTATAACAGAAAAAGGAGAAAAAACAAATGCGTAACGAAAAGAAATATGAATTAACATTATCCGATCTGCAGGTATACATAGGAATCGCATCATTTGAAGCACTTCCAAAAGATGCAACACCAGAAGTTGTGGATATGTATAACACAGTAGCTGCACGTATTTATGACAAAATCGCTAAACATTTGGATGGTTCAGATCCATTCCCAACGGACGAGTTAATTTATGCAAAAAAAATAAATAATTTTGTTGATGAGCTTGGAGAAGCTTGCGAACAGATTCTTCGAGCTGTAATGGAGTAATTGCTATGAGCGATATTTTTACAATTCATGATTTTGAAAATGAACAGCAGTGGCTGAAAGGCAGAATGAACGGGATCGGCGGCAGTGATGCGAGCGTGACCATTGGCAGAAATCCATATAAAAGCAATGTTGAGTTGTATGAAGAAAAGATTGGTAAGGCAGTACCAGAAGATATATCGGACAAGCCTTGTGTGATCTATGGGAATAAAGCAGAAGAACCGATTCGCGAGCTGTTCCAGGCTGATCATCCTGAGTATAAGGTTGATTACCATGAATTTCGGATTCTGCAGAGCAAGAAATACCCATTCATGCAAGCATCCTTGGACGGTGAGTTGACTGATCAGGATGGACGCAAGGGTATTTTGGAGATCAAGACAAGCAGCATCAATCAATCCATGCAGTATGCGAAATGGAAAGATCAGATTCCTGATAACTATTATGCTCAGATTCTTCATTATTTGCTGGTAACCGGTTGGGACTTTGTAGTATTGAGAGCTCGGTTGCGGTGCGACTGGTGGGATGATGTTGCCAGAGAAAGGGATTATCGCATCGACAGATGCAATGTAGAAGCTGATCTTGAGTATCTACTGGAAGCAGAGATGAGATTTTGGAAGTGTGTGGAAAATCGGAAGATGCCAGGTTGCATTCTTCCAGAAATATAGGAGGTATTTTAATATGCTTGAGTTAAGAATCATTAGTCCACAAGAGAACGGGTTTGTTCAGGAAATTGAGTGGAACAACGAAGAATTGAAAACAGCAATTGCCAAGAAGATGGAAGACTATAAGGGGCTGGTCTTTACAGAGGAAACAATCGCTGATGGTAAGAAAGACAGAGCTGATCTCAACAAACTCCGTGGAGCAATTGATAATGAGCGGAAACGTATCAAAAAGATGTGCATGGAGCCATATGACAAATTTGAAAAAGAAGTCAAAGAAGTTCTTGGACTGGTTGATGAACAGATTAATGCAATTGATGTTCAGATCAAAGAAGTCGAGCAGATCAAGAGAGAGGAAAAGAGAAAGACGGTTCAGGAACTGTTTGAATCTATCGGCTTCCAGAAGTTTGTGACACTTGAGATGATCTGGGATGAGAAGTGGTTGAATGCATCGGTATCACTGTCAAAAGTAGAAAATCAGATGAAAGAGACCATGTATAGAATTGGTGAAGACGTTGGAACGATCATCAGATTACCAGAATTTAGTTTTGAAGCCATGGAAGTGTATAAGAAGACACTGAACCTGTCTCAGGCGATTCAGAAAGGTCAGGAGCTTGCTGATATCCAGAAGCGCAAGGAAGAAGCGGAGCGTCTGAAGAAAGAACAGGAAGTAGTGCAAACAAGTGTTGCAGCAGATCAGCCAGCACCGGCAGAAGCGACAGCAGTGGTTGAGGAAGAGCCGCAGCGTGATTGGATTGGTTTTAGAGCATATCTGTCAAGAGAGGATGCTTTAGCACTCAAGAAATTTTTTGAGGATAGACAGATTAAATTTGAAGCAATTTAGGAAGGAGATTATGACAATGGCAGTTAATAACAGTTTAGCAAACACAAAACAGACACATCCGGGACAGCCGGCAAAAACAGGAATTACAACATTCTTGAATAGTATGGCGGTGGCTGCAAACATCGATCAGGCTCTTGGAAAAGATAACAGACAGCGTTTTATTACAGGGGTAATTTCAGCAGTGAATAATAATACAGCGCTTCAGGAATGCACCAATAAATCGATTCTTTCCGGTGCACTGCTTGGGGAATCGCTTAAGCTTTCACCATCACCACAGCTTGGTCATTATTACCTGGTCCCGTTCAATGACAAGGAACAGGGGAAGGTAGCGCAGTTCCAGCTTGGATACAAGGGATACATCCAGCTTGCAATTCGTTCCGGGCAGTATAAAAAGCTGAATGTTCTGGCAGTAAAAGAAGGGGAGCTTGAATATTTTGATCCTCTGAATGAGGAAATTAAAATCAATCTGATGGTTGATAAATGGGATGAGAGAGAAGAAGCACCGACCATTGGATATTATGCAATGTTTGAGCTGACCAATGGATTCAAGAAAGCGATTTACTGGTCAAAGAAACAGATGATGGCTCATGCGGATAAGTATTCACCGGCATTTTCAAAAGATGCGACACAGATCAAGACGAAATACGGAACAAAAGAGAAGGTGTCTTTCGAAGACTATGAAGCTGGAAAATACGATCAGAAAGATTCCTGGATGTATTCTTCATTCTGGTATAAGAACTTTGACGGAATGGCCTATAAGACTATGCTGAGACAGTTGATCAGTAAATGGGGAATCATGAGCATTGACCTTCAGAACGCATTTGAGAATGATATGACCTTTACAGATGATCAGGGAAAGGTTAACTACCCAGATCAGGACACAGAACCGGTTATGGATGTGGAAGTATCAGAAGTTGTTCCGGATAATCAGCCGGCTTCAGAAACGGCTCAGCCACAGCAGACGGATGTAGCATCGGCGTTATTCGGATAGAGAAAGGGATAGGTGACAGATATGAACAAAATTAATTTACAGGAAATCGTAGGCGGTCAGCTTCAGGCAAAGTTTGAACGTTCATTTGAGAAGGTTATTGAAAATCTTCAGGATCCAAATACATCATTCAAAGTGAAAAGAGGAATCACGATCAAGCTTGATTTTACACAGAACGAAGACCGTGACGATGTATCGGTATCAGTGATGATTTCTGAAAAACTTGCACCACAGCAGGATATGAATACCAAGTTCTATATTGGTAAGGACCTTAAGACAGAAGAAGTATTTGCTGAAGAATACGGGAAACAGATTCGTGGTCAGATGAATTTCAATGATGTACTTGAGAAAGAGCAGAAAGCTCAGGAACAGATTATTGATGGAAAAACGGTGGATACAGAAACCGGAGAAATTAAAGAAAGTAACAATGATGATAAAATTTATGATTTTAGAAAGGCTGCTGCACAGTAAGCAGAAAGGTGAGAGATTATGTTAAGAGAAGCATTAGAGTACATTGTAGGACTTGGAGAGTCAAAGCAGCATGAGATTAATGGAAGTATATATTCGGACAAAGAATTATACAGGGTTGATACATATTTTCCAAAAGCTTTAGCCATTGAACTGAATACACTGACAGGATTAGTCGATTACATCAAAAGCAGTATTGATGAAATGCCAGGAAAAATGATTGTAGATGTAAAGGATCCTGAAACAGTAAGATTGTATTCGCAGCTTGATCCTAACCGTGATCGTGAAACGTTGGTTATCGTGAGAGCGAGAGTTCCTGAATTTTATTTTAACCGTTTTATTAATCAGGAAGAGTTTTGCATCAATATGCAGTCTAAGTTTATCGATGATACGGCGACTGATAGAGCGTTACTGTTAAAGTTTGCTGGAACCGTAGAGTCTGGAACATTGGCTGAGTATGGCGATGATGGTGTGACACAGAAAGCAACAGTCAAAACGGGTATTGCATCCAAGGGGGATGCAATTGTTCCAAATCCGGTAAAACTGAAACCGTATAGAACGTTCCTTGAAGTAGATCAGCCGGTATCAGAATTCATTTTTAGAATGAAACAGGACAAGTATGATGGTGTTTTATGTGCCCTTTTCGAAGCTGATGGTGGAGCATGGAAGATGGAAGCAACAGAGCGCATTAAAAAATATTTAGAGTCCGAGCTTAAAGCGTATAGCAATTTTACGGTTATTTCGTAATTAAGATATCCCTGCTGGTAGGCGGTTAGACAAGCGATTCTTGAACAAAAAGAAAGGAGCAGAAGATTTACTGGCCAGTATGAAAGGATCCTTTGCTTCAAAAAATAAGAATGAAAAACGGAGTAAGTAAGGTTTATACAGACAGACCGGATTATGCAGATTTTGATTCACCGGCAAAATTTGAGGCAATCAAGAGTATTATCGCGAAGAGATTAATAGAACATCCGGATGCCATATGCTCATATTCGGGCGGATCAGACAGTGATATCATGCTTGACCTGATTGAACGGACCAGAGCAATGTTCGAGTTACCGCCAATCAAATATGTATTTTTTAATACAGGATTGGAAATGAAAGCAACAAGAGATCATGTAAAGCACGTTGCTGAAAAGTACGGCGTAGAAATTGAGGAGAGAAGACCAGAGATCAACATCGTCCGGGCAACCAGAAAATATGGAATTCCATTCGTATCGAAAATTATGTCAGGAGGTTTGTCCGAATGGCAAAAGAAAGGAGTCCCTTTATCTATAGCAGATGAATATGATCAGGCAGAAGATAAGGCGGCGAAAAGAAAAGAGTTAAAAGAAAGATATCCTAAATGTGAGAGTCTGATTAATTTTCTTTGCTGCTGTAATTCGGCTGGGGAACCAAGACCAAACATTCAGCTCGTAATCAATTCATCAAAATACATGCGGGATTTCATCAAGAAGTACCCGCCAGAATTTATGATAAGTGCAAGATGCTGTGATTATTGCAAAAAGCAAATCGCTCATAAAGTTCAGAAAGATTATGACATGATTATAACGGGAGAGCGTAGAGATGAAGGCGGAATGAGATCGGTTCCCAGAAAAGACAACACGGCTCTTTGTTTCACGGAAACGGCAGATGGACATTATCGGCTAAGACCGCTCTATTATGTATCTGATAAAGATAAAGCATGGTACAAAGAGTATTACAAAATAAAATATTCGGATGCATATGAAGTATATGGATTAACCAGAACGGGATGCTGCGGCTGCCCGATATCGTATAAGGCAGTAGAAGATCTTGAAAAGATCCGAAAGTATGAGCCGAATGTAGTAAAGGCAGCATGGAATATTTTCGGCAAGAGTTATAAGTATCGAATGAAATATAACGAATACAAGAAGAAAAGAATGGAAGAAGAAAAAAGAAAGGCTGAAAATGTTGAGGGACAAATGACGATATTTGATATTTTAGAACCAATTCCACAGGAGGGAAAGAAGATAGATGAATAAAGTAATTTTGATTGGGCGTCTATGTGCTGATCCTGATGTGAGATATTCACAGGGCGAAAATAGTATGGCGGTTGCAAGATACCGCCTTGCAGTAGATAGAAGATATAAGCGAGAAGACGAGCAGAATGTTGATTTTATCAGTTGTGTAGCATTTGGTAAGAACGGTGAATTTGCTGAAAAATATCTACATAAGGGAATAAAAATTGCTGTGTGCGGACGTATTCAGACAGGAAGCTATACCAATAAAGATGGACAGAAAGTATATACAACGGACGTTGTCGTTGAAGAACATGATTTCTGTGAAAGTAAAGGAACTGCTGCCGGCACAACAGAAGAAGCAGCGTCTCCGTATGGACCAGTGGATGAAAATGGATTTATGAATGTTCCAGATGGTATAAGCGAGGAACTTCCGTTTAATTAGGAGCAGTGGAGAAGATGAATGTACTTGAAAAGTATGAACAAGAGAGGAAATGTCTTCTGTGTTCGCACCATGTTACACTGCCAGGAAGAACACGGAACATTCATTTCTGCGGAGTGAGTGGAAAAATACTTCTTTATCCGTTGTACCTACCGCAGAATTGTAAGAAGTTTGAAGTAAGAGGTGAAATATATGCCGGTGAATAGTAAGCAGAAAGGCGCTAGGTTTGAAAGATACCTGGCAAGTATTTTCAGAGATTTTGGATATAACAAAGCAAGAAGAACAGCACAGTATTGTGGAAATACCGGTGATGCATCGGATGTGGTAGGGTTGCCATATATTCATGTGGAAGCTAAACATCAGGAACAGATGAGATTGTATGACTGGATGGATCAGGCGAAGAGAGATGCAGCTGCAACTGATAAATTTTTGTTGCCTGCAGTCTTTCACAAGAAGAATAATCACAATATTTTAGTTACCATGGAATTGGAAGACTGGATGCAGATATACCGGGAATATGAATCCGGAATGTCATTAGATTATTCAGGCAAGGATGTGGCGCAGGACGGACATGAAGAAGTAATGCAGTCAGCAACGTAAGGAAGGCAGGAGAAAAATGGCAGATGTGAAGTGGATTAAGATTAGTACATATATGTTTGATAACAGGAAAATCAAGCATTTAAGAAGGCTTCCTGACGGGGATAACATTGTTCTTATCTGGGTGATGCTTCTGACAATTGCTGGAAGATGTAATGCGAATGGAAAGGTATTTTTGACTGAAGATATCCCATATACATCGAAGATGCTGGCAGAGGAACTTAATTTTGAAGAAGGTACGATACAGCTTGCGTTAAGTTCCATGGAAGAGCTTGGAATGATCGTCAATGATAATGATTTTCTCTATATAACGGGATGGGAAGAACATCAAAATGTAGAGGGAATGGATAAGATACGAGAACAAAATCGATTAAGAAAACAGCGTCAGAGAGAGCGAGAAAAAGAGCTTAATTGTGACGGGAACGTGACATCACGTGACAGTCACGCAATAGAAGAAGATAAGAATAAGAATAAGATAAAGAATATAGATACTATAGAGTACAACAAAATAATGCAGTTGTACAATACTTTGTGTCCTTCCCTTCCTTCTGTCAGATCACTTTCTGAATCTCGTAAAAAAGCAATTAGAGCAAGAATGCATACTTACACAGTTGATGATTTTAAGGAGCTGTTTGAGAAAGCGGAAGCGTCTGACTTTCTAAAAGGTGCGAATGATCGGAACTGGTCAGCTACATTTGACTGGTTGATCAAAGATGCCAATATGGCAAAGGTACTAGATGGAAACTATAACAAGAAAAAGAAGAATGGATTCGATAATTATACCGGAAGGAATTACGATATGGCGAATTTAGAAAAGCGTCTTGTGGAAGGTGGGATAAATCATGAGTAGAAATAAGAGTGTAAAACAGAGATTAGATGGGGAACAGCATTATGATGAGCTTGAATCAGATATTGATGAAAAGGCAAGTGAGAGATTCCATACACCGCCAGCTTATCAGAGCTATGAGGTTACTGATTTTTTGAAGAAAATCGGGATAAATGTAACAGGGGGAATCGAACAATGATAAGCGAAGCAAAAAGAAATGGATCAGGATATTATGATCCGACTGCATATATGGCAATGATGAATGTCAGAAAAGAAGGAGAAAATAAAATGGAAGTATACAGAGGAGATATATTTTACGTAAAAAGCAATAGAAAAGACACAGTGAAGGAAACTACAGGATCGCCAGCCGTTGTCGTATCAAATAACAAAGGAAATGAGAATTCAAATTTTGTTGAGATTGTGTATTTGACAGCAGATGAAAGAAATTTAATTCCTACACATGTGAACATAATGTGCAAAGTTCCATCAGTTGCATTGTGTGAGCGTATTTCCAATGTGTCAAAGGACAGACTGGAAGAGTATATCAGATCATGTACTGACGATGAGATGCGGAGAATTGATGAGGCTCTTATGCTTTCGCTTGGTGTAGAAGTATCAGGTGGAAATACTACTGAAGAAGCAGAAGAGACAATAAATGCATTGAAACTGGAATTAGTCGAAACTAAGAAAATAGGTGAAGAGTTAAAGCGTAAGCTCAAAGAGGAAGTTGACAAGCGAGAAGCCATGAAAAAAGCAATGAACACCTATGAAAAGAATACAGAGGATGCAAGCGATATTGTAGACGGCCGGATTAAAGCTGCTGCTGAAAGGGACGTATACAAAGAATTGTACATGTATCTGCTTGATAGAGCGATAAGCGCATAGATGAATGGAAAGATAAGAAAACGAAGGGAGTGGATACCGGTGGAGCAGAGACTGGAAGAAAACAATATCAAGAATGAGAACAACCGGAAGAAGGAGTACCTGAGAGGATACAGATCCAGTAGAAGACGTATTAATCGTATCGATGATGAAATTATTGAACTGAAAGAATTGGCTGCATCAGTGAAAGCAATTGATTATTCAGGTATGCCGCATGGTAGTGGAAACCAGAAGGATCTATCTGATGAGCTGGCAAGGATTGATTCGTTGGTAGAGAAGCTTGGAGCAGAAAAGGAAAGCTGTATTGAAGCATATGTTTCTATCGAAAAACAGATCCAGCAGATAAAGAATGAAGATGAGAACGATGTGCTGTTCTACCGATACATAAAAGGATTACGTTGGTGGGAAATATCAGAAAAGATGGATTGTTCTGAAAGATGGGTTCATAAATTGCATGGTAGGGCGTTAGGGCATTTAAAATATCCAGAATAGTTCATTGCAGTTCAGTATGTAAGTCTGGTATCCTTATACTGGAATTGATGAACAGATATTAAATCATTCGATTAGTTCCATCATAACATAATAAAACCGAGAGAAGGCACCCTGTAGCGGGGTGCCTTTTGCGTTGAAAAAATGGGAGGTGAGTCTGAGTGACCAGAAAACAGGATAGGTTCGTGAAAGAATACCTGATTGATTTGAACGCCACTCAGGCTGCAATCAGAGCGGGGTATTCACCGAAGACAGCAAATGAACAAGGAGCGCGATTGTTAGCGAATGTTAGTGTTCAGGAAGCAATTGCAAAAGCAATGGCCGAGAGATCGAAGAGAACAGGTATTAGTCAGGACCGAGTGATTCAGGAACTGGCACGAATAGCATTTGTGAATCCACAGAATGTAATCAATCCCAAAGATGCATCAGTAAAAGCAGATGCGACAGAAGATGATCTGGCGTGCATCCAGTCTGTAAAAGTTAAGACAATGGACGGAGCAAAGGGAAAATCGGTCGAAAGAGAAGTTCGTTTGAATGACAAGATGAAAGCTTTGGAGTTACTTGGTAAACATCTTGGAATGTTCAAGGACAAGCTGGAAGTTGATGCCGATATGGACCTGAACATCACGATTGATTATGGAGATAATGACAATGAAGAAAGTTAATATTTTAGGAACGTTATATAAGATATATTTTGATGCGCCAGATGAAAAACTTCCAGAGGGTTGTGATGGATGTATGGATCAGAGTATTCATCAGATTAGGATTGCGAAGTTAGAATCCAGTAGAAACTCTTTAATGAATTTGAAAGAGTACAAGAAGAAGGTACTCAGGCATGAAATTATTCACGCGTTTCTGTACGAGTCTGGATTATGGAATAACAGTGGCGGTGCCGAAAGCTGGGGACGGAACGAGGAGATTACAGACTGGATTGCTATTCAGTCACCGAAACTTTTCAAAGCCTTTAAAGAAGCTGATTGCCTGTGAAAATAAATGTTCAAGCTAATCAATGCTTTAAAGAGGTTGACCGCAGTAAAAAACGCTACATCGTGATGAAAGGTTCTGCCGGATCCGGAAAGAGCGTGGATACAGCGCAGAATTACATCCTGAGACTAATGAGAGACAAAGGAAGAAACCTTGTAGCAATGCGAAAGTCTGATATCACCAATCGAGACAGTACATTCGCAGAACTAACCGGTTCTTTGTACAAGATGTTTGGGGATAAAGCTGATGCTTATTGGAAGATTAACAGAAGTCCATTAATGCTTACATGCAGACATAATGGCAACCAGATTATATTCAGGGGAATGAATGATGATAGACAACGTGAGAAGTTGAAATCTATTACATTTCCAAAGGGCAAGCTTACGGACGTGTGGCTGGAAGAAGCTACAGAATTCACGCAAGCAGATCTGGAAATTATCGATGACCGTTTGCGTGGTGAGCTTCCACCAGATCAATTTTATCAGATCAGAATGACCTTCAACCCGGTGAATAAGAATCACTGGATCAAGAAGGTCTTTTTTGATATCCCGGACACGAATGTACTTACCCATCATTCGACCTATCTCGGTAATCGGTTCATTGATAATGCGTACCGTGAACGAATGGAACGTAGAAAGATTGTGGATCCAGAAGGCTATCAGATCTATGGTCTTGGAGAATGGGGTGAGATTGGTGGATTGATTCTTCACAACTGGGAAGTCCGGGAAGTATCACAAAATCTCAACAATTACGATGATGTAGCTATTGGACAAGACTTTGGGTTCAACCATGCGGACGCAATATTGCTGGTTGGTATCAAAGATGAACATATCTATATCATCGATGAAATATATGAGCATGAGAAAGAAACCGCTGAGATCATACCAATAGCCATACAGCATGGCATACCTGCGAAGAAAATAATGTGGTGTGATAGTGCTGAACCAGATAGAATCCAGGAATGGAACAAGGCTGGATACAGGGCAAGAGGTGTTGACAAAGGCGGTTCAAAAGGCTCGGTAAATGCACAAATCGATTGGCTGAAAGGCTCGGTCGGTAAGGACCATACTATCAAACGCAGGATTTATGTTGCCCCTCACTGTGTCAACACGATCAAGGAACTACAGCAATGGAAGTGGAAGAAGGATGAAAGAACGGGTGAATACCTGGATGATCCGGTTCCGGTTATGGATGATGCAATGGCAGCACTGAGATATGCAATAGAAGGATGGCGTAAGGCTAGTAGATGGCTGATGTAAAAAGAATAATGACAATTGACGGACGGCGTGCACAGCACCAGCGGTTTTCAGAGTCTTAGGGCGGGCTCAATCTTTTTCCGTTAAGAAACTTGCATCGTCGCGGATGCAACCTCCTTTCACGGTCACAACTGGTGGTCGGTTATGGTGCTGGCAGGACTGTCATTTAGATAAATACAGGGCTTATAGCTCAGTGGTAGAGCAGTGGTCTTTTAAGCCATGTGTCACAGGTTCGATTCCTGTTAAGTCCTATTGATTAATCGAAGAAGGAAGGTGTAAAGGTTGCTGAGTGTATCAGAGGTACAGAAATTTATAGATAATGATATTGTATCAGAGAAGAAAAAGTTTGCCGGTGTTGGTCAAAGATACTACGAAGGCGAACACGACATAAGAAAATATAGATTATTCTACTACAATGCTGATGGAAAACTGATAGAAGACAAGGTGCGGTCGAATGTTAAGATCAGTCACCCGTTCTTTACTGAGCTTTCGGATCAACTGTCAGCCTATATGCTTTCGTTTGATGAAAACCCAATGGTTGCCAAGGATACGGCGGAAGGGTTACAGGAGCATCTGGATAACTATTTTGATGATGAGTTCTGGTCAGAGATTGGCGATGTGATCACAGGATCATACACGAAGGGATTCGAGTATCTGTTCGCATATAAGAATGCAGATGACCGGCTTACATTTATGTGTGCAGACAGCATGGGCGTAGTAGAGTGCAGAGAAAAGGATACTTCAGATCATAAGCGATACATTATATATCACTATGTGGATCGTATAGAACAGGGAAAGAAAGTAATCCGAAAGATTCAGGTATGGTCTGAAACAGAAACATTTTATTATATTCAGGATGGTTTGAATGGAAAGATTGTTCAGGATGAATCTGAACCGGTGAATCCAAGACCACACATCGTATTTACTGATCAGAAGACAGGTAAGAAGATGGGGTGTTCGCTGGGATATATCCCGTTCTGGCGATTGGATTACAACAAAAAGCAGTTTAGTGGATTGAAACCAATCAAGGGCCTGATAGATGATTATGACATCATGCAATGTGGGTTATCCAACAATCTAAAGGATTTTGATACACCGCTGTATGTGGTGAAAGGATTCCAGGGTGACAACCTGGATGAATTGCAACAGAACCTGAAAACCAAGAAGATAGTTGGAACAGATTCGGAAGGGGACGTAGAAGTCAGAACAGTTGACATTCCGTATCAGGCACGTAAGGCGAAAGCCGATGAGGATGAAAAGAACATATACCGGTTCGGTATGGGATTCAATTCATCACAGGTCGGAGATGGAAATGTAACAAACATAGTGATCAAAAGCAGATATGCATTACTGGATCTGAAAGCGAATAAGCTTGAAAGAAGATTAAAAAAAATGTTGAAACAGCTGCTGAAGGTTGTTCTGGATGAAATCAATCAGCAGAACGGGACAGGCTATCAGATTTCAGATGTCAAGTTCGAATTCACACGATCAATCATGATGAACGAATCGGAGAATATAGCGAATGAAAAGACAGAAGCAGATACTCAGCAGGTAAAGATTAACACCATACTAAATATGGCTGCACAGATTGGTGACGAGCAGACGCTTAAAGCATTATGTGACGTTATGGACTGGGATTTTGATGAGTTGAAAGAACAGATGAAGAATGCAGATAGCAGTACAGAACAGGATGCAAGAACAGCATTAGGTGCTATTGTACCGGATGATCCTGACAATCCAGATGATGAACCAGTCGAGGAATAGGTGATAGGCTATGAAGTACCGTGAGAAGATTGTTCAGATAGAGTTTCTTGATGATGAGGAACGTGTGATCAGACGGCTACAGGCTGTATATAATCAATCTCTAAAAGATATTACACAGAAGGCTAATGCTCTTCAGGAAGAAATCTATAAGATACAGGATAAATATAATTCTATTGAGGATGAACAGGAACGGGAAACGCTAAAGAGCATGGAACGTTCTAAGGTGTACCAGAAGCAGTATCAGGATGCACTTAAGGCACAAGTGAACAGTATCCTGGATAAGATGCACCGAAAGGAATTTAAGACGGTTAATAAGTACTTAAATGACTGCTATGACAAGGCATTTACCGGGAATATGTATGTATTACACGGCGAAGGGATTCCTTTGATCGTTCCGATAGATCAGGAAAAAGTTGTCCGGGCGGTACAGGTTAATAGTAAGATCAGCAAGGGATTGTACTCACGATTAGGCGAGGATGTAGATCTTCTGAAGCGGAAGATTACAGCACAGATCAGCCGCGGGGTTGCTACTGGCATGAGTTACTCACAGATGGCTCAGCAGTTGGCCGGATATACCAAGATTGGTTATAACAATGCTGTCAGGATTACAAGAACGGAAGGACATAGAATACAGCAAGAATCCACTATGGATGCCTGTTATGCTGCAAGAGAGCGCGGAGCGGATGTTGTGAAGCAGTGGGATGCCACAATGGATGCCAATACCAGAGAATCACATCAGATGGTTGATGGTGAAATCAGGGCACTGGACGAGAAATTCAGCAATGGATTGATGTATCCGGGAGATCCGTCAGGAAATGCAGCGGAAGTAATCAATTGCAGATGCATACTTTTGCAGCGTGCAAAATGGGCATTGGATCAAAAAGAACTGGATCGGTTGAAAGAAAGAGCTTCTTTTTACGGATTGGATAAAACAAAGAGTTTTGATGAATTCAATAAAAAATATATAGGAACTGTGGAAAATTCTAAAGGCAACAAAATAAAGATGGATTTGCAATTTTTTGCGAAAATCCCAGATGAGAAGTTAACGGAATATGCATTAAATTTTGAACATCCTACAGGTAAAGAAAAAGCAAAAGCTTTTAAAGAAGCACTGGGATATACAAAAGAAAGTTATACAGACTTAAAAACGAAAATACTTGATTCTTTTGATGAAAAAGAGTTAGTATATAAGAGAGAAGACAAATACGGAAAGCGCTATGAGCAGATTATGCAGATAACAGGACCGAATGGAAAAACAGCAAATGTATTAACAGCATGGATTAAAGATAACGACAACGCTGAACCAAGGCTAACATCGATTTATGTAGACAAGAGGTGAGAACTATGAAACAATATGATGTAGTTAAATTAAAGGATGGACGAATAGGAACCATAGTTGAACTTTTTGAAGATGCTTGCGAAGTTGACATTGGTGATTCTCCTACTAACTGGGAAACAATTACTGTTGATAAGAAAGATATTGAAAAAGTATTATAGATACCACTGATCAGAAATGGTTAGTGGTATTTTTGTACCCATTTTTAAGAAAAACAGGTGAAAAACTATTTTTTCTGTGATAAGATGATAAGGATTCGATAAACAATGACTGTTTTACGAACAGACAGAAAGCATGCATCAAACTGCATGACAGAAGAGAACGGAGTTGAAAAGGTGAAAA